GCCAGGCTATAACGTCACACAAGCCGAACATACTTTCCTAAATCACAAATATTATTTCCCGGGAAAAGTAGAATGGCAAGAAGTTAGTATGACTTTGGTTGATCCTGTTTCTCCTGGTGCTGTTGCACAAACCAATGCTATCATCCGATCTGCTGGATATAAGCCTCCTGGAAGCTCTGACGAACTTGAGACTATTTCTAAAGGAAAGGCTTCAGCCGCAATCGGGAGTTTGAAAATTATTCAAATTGATGCCGAAGGTAATCACATCGAAGAATGGGCTCTTAAGAATCCATCAATCATGTCAGTTGACTTTGGTGAATTGTCATATGAAGACGATGGTTTGTTGGATATTTCAATTGGATTTAGATATGACTGGGCTGAGTGTACTATCAAAGACGGCGTTGCTGGTGTTGATGGTGCAGACTTGGGCAGAATTTCTAACGCAAAAGGCGACAAGAGCAAATTCTTTAATACCAATGGTGATTAATGACTTTTTGGAACAGTCCAAATATACATCCAAAAATTAAGAGCCGTTTCGTTGTTATCATCGGCTCTTATATGATCCCTACTGTTGTAACTGTTACAAAACCCAAGGTCACCGTTGAATCAAAAGAGTTCCGAATGATCAACCATTATTATAAATATCCTGGTCTGGTTAAGTGGAGCCCTATTACAGTTACATTCGTTGACGGTACAGGCGAGATTTACGAGACTGACTCCTCCGGGGGTTGGAAAAAAATGAACAACCACAATTTATCCGCATCAGACTTGTTGGCCGTTATGTTAGCAAAAAGCGGGTATATGACGCCCGACAAGGATGGGCCCTTGTTGGACTCTAAAGGAGAAGCCTACGTCAATAAAAGCGGCTGGACGACGCCGGAAAAGGCATCAATGACGGCTTTATCATTTGGCACCGAAGACAATTCGAATTCCGTGATGAAAATACAGCAGTTAGATTCTGGAATCAAAGTAGAGGCCGGAGATGCAGTGATCTATGTCACAGAACAGTGGGAACTCTTTAATCCAATCATAACAGAAATTAATTGGGGCTCCTTGGCGTATGGCGATGAGGGGCTAGTTGAGTATTCAATGACAATTGACTATGATTATGCAAAAATGACAACAGCCAATCTCGGAACCGGAGAATTACAGGCATCATTGGCTACATATAAAGCTGATATGTTTGAAGGCGTATGGAAAAATTAAACACTAAGAGGTGAAAATTGAAACGCAGAAATAATGAAGACCGAATGATGGGCGGTCACAAACCAAAAAAGACAGAGGATGTTCCACACATGGCAAATCCAATGGATTTTGTTGCGCCATCACAGATCGTTGATCTTCCGTCAAAAGGAAGATACCCAGAAGGGCATCCACTATGCGGAGAAGACACAATTGAGATCAAATACATGACAGCAAAGGACGAAGACATTTTGACTTCGAGATCGTTGCTTAAGAAAGGGGTTGCAATTGACCGATTGATTCAGAATCTTATCAAAGATACATCAATTGACTCAAAGTCTCTATATATCGGAGACCGAAACGCAATCATTGTACATGCAAGAGCCTCGGCTTATGGAGAAGATTACACAACAAAAGTATCTTGCCCAGCATGCGGAGAAACAACCAAGTTCAAGTTTGATTTGTCAAAATATGAAATATATCATGGCGATAGGCTTGAAAAGATTGAGATCACAGAGACTCAAGAAGGAACATTTATAACAATGTTGCCATTGTCAAATATCCAAGCAGAAATTCGTCCCTTAACCGGACGAGATGAAATGAAGATGGTCAGCAGTTCGAAGAGAAAGGAAACATTGGAGAACTTAATCACAAGACAAATGAAACACTTTGTGGTATCCTTCAATGGCTACACAGATTCCAAGACAATCAATTATGTTGTCGACAACATGGTCGCGACGGATTCAAAATACATCCGAGACGTCTTCAAGTTGATATCTCCGGACTTGATCTTGGCAGATAACTTTGAATGCTCAAGTTGCGATCATGAGGAGGTTATGTCCGTCCCGTTCGGGGCCGACTTTTTTTGGCCTGACCGATGAGTACATGGAACAGGTCTATGAGATGTTCTTTATTCTCAAGCACTATGGCGGTTGGTCGTTGTATGAATTGTATAACCTTCCAATTGGTTTAAGGAAATGGTTTCTTGACAGAACCATGGAAGAATACAAGAAAGAAGCGGCAGAACACAAAAAAGCCACAAGAAGATGATGCCCAATGTCTTGGGCATTTTTTTGTTCTAACTATTTAATGAGAAGAGGGATAATATATGCCAGAATCACCAGACCCACCTGGAGGACCAACTGAAGGAGGCAAGAATGTCTCAGATGACGTAAAAGCGACGCTCGCGCGGGCTAAGGCCCGTGAACTATTGAACGATGAGCTTTCAAAAGAGTTTAAACTCCTAAAGGAACAATCGGCAGAAATTGACCGGCTTATAGAACGAAAAGAACATCTTGCAAAGTTAGAAGAAGACCATGGCCATAGGCTCAATGATATGGTGAAACTCAACAAAGAACTTGGCGATGCTATAAGTGAGAGGAACGATATCAACATCACCACCGATGACGATGAGAAACAGCGGATATTAGAGAAGGTCCAACGTTTAAAGGATCTGAAAGGATTAAATGCTGAGCAGGCCGTCCAAGATAAAAAAATAGCGGCTAAGCGCAAAGAAATGTCAGACAAGTTTGGGATTGATCAAGAGAAGGCTAAGAAGAAATTAAAAGAAGTAGAGACTGGAGTCAAGGATTTTGGATCTGTCCTTGAGGAAACCTTCGCAGGATCAAGGGGTATTATTGGTACAACAATCAACGACGCTGCTAGGCTAAAAAAGGGCCTGGGGGCGATGGCTCAAAATATGGCTAACTTTGCGTCTGGGCTGCAAAGCAAAGGAAAGATTCTCAGCACGCTCGGCACTGGGCTTGGTTTTATCGCGGAAGGGGTGACAATGTTTGCCGCGGCGACAGTGGGATCTCTCATACCCGTTGCCGCGCTGGTAATTGCCCTGTTCAAATTATGGGGCATGGCTGTAAAATTTGATAACGCGGCAAAAAAATTAGCTGCCGGTGGTGGATCAGTTCATGTTCTTAATGAACAACTAAGAGAAATGTATAGTGCTAATTTAACAGCGGGAATCAGCATGGAAGAAAATGCGGCTGCAATGGGAACATTAAGGGATGGTTTTTCTGGTTTTTCTTATGAATCTAAAGAGGCCAACATGCATATGGCTACGACAATTGCCCGACTTGAAAAACTTGGCGTTGGCGGAGCAGAGAGTGCTAAAACAATGGACTATTTCCACCGCGTAATGGGAAAAGGGAAAGAAGCATCTGCCGATTTAACTGTTGAACTAGCCATGATGGGCCGGACGATGGGAAAAACTTCGGCTCAAATGATGGCAGATTTTGCGAAAGTATCTGATTCGTTGGCCGTCTTTGGAGACAGAGCGATCCCAGTTTTTCAAGACTTAGCAGCGCAAGCAAAGGCATCAGGAATGGAAATTGGATCGCTTGTCAAAATGGCAGAAGGATTTAACACTTTTGACAAAGCGGCAGACTCCGTTGCTCAAATGAACGCCGTCCTTGGAACCCAAATGTCAACGATTGACGTTATGAACATGGAATACGACGACAGAATAAACTATATTCGGCAAGAAGTTCAAATGTCGGTGGGCAATTTTGACAACCTAGACATGTATACAAAACAATATGTCGCACAAGCAATGGGTGTTGGTTCCGTGGCTGAAGCTCAAAAAATGCTTAACATGACCCAAAGCGAATATTTAGACAACTTGGACAAACAAAAAGCCGCAGCCAAATCACAAGAAGAAATGGCTGAGATAACAAAAGAACTTGTTCCTGTGTGGGAAAAATTAAAAATAGCCTTCTTGAAGGTCATTCTAGTGATGTCTCCGATATTAGAAGGCTTCACAGTACTGCTTTATGTGATGGAATTTTTTATAGATGGTTTCTTCTGGGCCTACGATGGGCTCGTTAAGATCCTAGGGCCTCTGGGGCCAGTGGTTAACTGGTTTCTCAAAATGGCCGCTACAGTTGCGATGGTTGTGGCAGGGCTGGCTCTTGTTATTGAGCCATCCACAAAAGTGGCGCTCGTTATTTTTGGAATTGTTGCCGCCCTGCAGGGCCTTTACCACTGGTTTCACAAGCCCGGATCACCAGAACTCTGGGAAATGCCGAAATACTTCGCAATGGGCTTTGATATGCTGGGAGAGGCTCTTCTGTTCCCAATTACCTTGTTGGAAAAAATGATTGGAAAATTACTAAGGCTCTGGGCAACCTTCAAAAAGGGCGCAGGGTTCTTCAGCAAGATTCTTGGATTAAGCACGGAAACGGACACCAAGGCAGCCGATGCAAAAACTGGGATAGTTGAAGCATTATCCAAAATGAACACGGACAAAATGGCAACAAACATCCAATCGGTCAAATCTGCATTGATGGAGCTAGCGCTGGTTTCTGCCAGTATGGACGGTGTCTTGGCGATTAAAACGGACGGGTCATCAACAAGTTTGGTCATGGGATCGGGCGATGCTATATCTTCATTCTCAGAAGGAAAACTAACCGTTGATGTTAATATCCCAAAAGTCTCGGCTCCGAATGTGACAGTTCAAGTGTATATTGATGGGAGTCAAATTGAGGCTGCTGTTGCTAAAGTTATTTCGGAGGCAGGCTAATGGCACTCAGGCCAGGAAAATACGATGAAGATGGATATTATTTTCCGTCTTCTCTTCAATATCCAAATGGTCTTTATGGCTCGGATGGAACTCAAGGTACAGACAATATAATCTATATTGGAAATGACTCGTCTGAAAGAGTCGTAACGCTTAAAGCATTTATAGAAGATTTTCAATATAAATTGACAAAAAATACAGAACAGATAAAGATTAACACTTTTGGATCTAGAAATCAAATTATAGAAAACCACAGCACCATTGGTTTTACAGTAACTCTAAATGTCCCTGCTCACTCTTTCAATGAATCCCGGAACAATTTAGCTAAAATAGTCGAGTTACAAAAAATGATAGCACCGTCAATATATAAGGTAGCTGCTGACGATGTTAATGACGCACATGTCTCTTTAAGAGTCTTTTTTAAAAATTTATTAAACTCTGGTGAATACTTTAGTAGCCCATTAACTTTGGGGTCTTACTCTGAACTGAAAAAATATGGAGCTAGTGTTTATTGTTTAAATATGAAATATGATCCGGATTTGGATATGGGATTTTTTGATGCCCCCGATAATCCTAGTGACAAATATTTGTATCCCAAGAATATAAAACTATCAATGGAATTGAATATCATTCATGAGACAAAATCAGCCGACGGAAGAACCTATATTCGCGGATTTACTAAAAACGGCATATATAGGCATGATGATAAAATATATACTCCATTCAATGTCCCAATTCGGAATGATCTTGGAGAACCAAACAAATATATAACTAAACAAAAGAGCAATATATACCAAAGTACCCTTAACGTAGTCAATAATACCCGAGATGGGTTTATTTTCATATCAAATGGAATTTTAACGAATTCTGGGGAGGGAGTTACCACAAAAGATAAGATTTATAATACTACTGGTACATATAAAAGAAGAAGATACGTTGTTTTTGCAAATTTCATCGACAGTTTTTCTCGGGATGTTAAATTTGAAAAAATAGACTTGACAGAAGAAGACAAAGATTTTTCTTCTGGGTATAGTAAGTCCAAATACGCCAATGTTTCATACAATTTATCTTTCAATGCTGCAGCGACAAGCATAATTGAGGCCAAAAATAATTTGGGAAAGCTGCAGATTTTATCACGATTGGTATCAAAGTCTATGGACTCAAAGTTTATCAAAATGGCAACAACAAAGGATGTTTCGGACAGCGTGGGATCTGTGCACTATACTTATGATAATAATAAGACAGATATAAAAATATATGTTCCCGGGCTGATTGAGAAACCAGGCGCCAGTAGGACATTAAACAATTATGATTACAGTACTAGCATAAGCAACTCTCTAGACTTATCTATTATTACTTGTGATATAAAGTTTCACATGGAAATGGGATTTTTTGATGAAGGCGGCAAATTATATCCCAAGGCTTATTCTGTTACGATATCTTTGGCTCAAAAGGATATGTCGATGAACGAAAATTTTGCAAAAGTAGAAGTAGAAGGGAAGGTTGAAAATTCTCTTTCAAATGAAGAGTATCTTTTGTTCCCTTTTAATAGAAAATATACCAGAATCACAAAAGGAGGAAAATAATGCCAAAATATATAAATGAAAAAACAGGAATATTACAGACCGATCTTTATAAAGAAAAATTGGCTGAGCGGGGTCTTACAAAAATAAAATTAACAAGAACCATTAACTTTAATGGTATAAGAGATTTTGATATTTATGTTAAAGACGAAGTTGTATGGTCATATGGAACAACTCTTCACAAATTGTCTGTTAAATACTATAGCGATGCTAAATATTTTTGGATTATTGGACTTGTTAACAATAAGCCTACAGACGCGCACTTTACAATCGGAGATTCAGTGATTATTCCAGAGAACCCCGAAGCTTTAAATCTTGAAATCGGAGAGAAAGATGTCAGATTTTAAAGCAAGCCGTGATTGCAAGCTCACCGTCACTGACGACAACAAGCCTAAGTGCAAAGATCATTATATAGAAAAATTAAATAGAAGCGAGGCTATTACTTATCCTGAGTTTAAGAGACTGGTAGAGTTTGGCGGTAAGGACGGATGGCATACTGATTTGAAAGCCAAGGGGCATCAAAAATTAGCAGATTCCCTATTCAAACAAAACAGAGATGATTTTATGGCCGCCTTATCGGTGGCTAATGAATATAAAGTCGGCATACAAGAAATAGTAAAAAAACTTATGAAGGAGGAGGAAACAATTAAGGCTTGGAATGAATTCCAAGGGAGTCTTATATTGAATCGGATGACTGGAAAGGAGAAAGGGGCCCACGTGCTTTTCAATGAGTCCACCGTCCTCCCGAATTCTAGAACTATCTACTGGACAGAAAATAATAATAAGCTAGTATTTGAATGGTATTTCGCTGGTAGATTCGAAAACCCGGACGGATACACGCTCCAGAATGATCCCAGCGAGGCTCCGCGTAATCGTGGAGAATTCACAGCTAGCATCCTGGGACTTATCGCTATAATGGACGCCCGGGTCAAGGCCTTTGCTGAACACACAGGAGTTGAAAACGTAGATTCGTTGGATGACCTCACAGGGTTGTCTGGGGATGAATTTGATACCATAGCAATGCCGATCGTTGCAGGCAAAGACCCAGACGATATAAAAGTAAAAGGTGATACGTTAAAAAACTTTCTTCAATGTTATTTAATTACAGAATTTTTAGGAGATGGAAGTTTCCGAGATAAAGCCATCACTACCTTCTCCAGGCCGGTGTCTGGTCCAGATGGGGCTGGGATCCGTGCTTATTACGATGGCCGAGTTATTCCGGTCAAAATGAAAGAGCCGAAAAAATTCATGAATTATTGCACATTTGATCCGGATTTTAAGGACTATTTTGAATCCAACTCAGGAGACAACTTAAATGTGTCTTTAGATTATTCACTCTATTTTGTTAAAACAACAAACAGTGGAAAAACCCTGGAATTACCAATCAATTTATCAGATTCTTCTGAGAATTCTTTGACGGGAAAGCCAATCAGTTGGACCGATGACGAAGAACAAATTTTAAACGCTTTAAATTCAATGGAGAGCCCAAATAAAGCCGATCTGGAAGTCAAGGCGATGCTGGAGGAGAAGAAGGCAAAGGCTTATGGGACTGGTGGAGACGCTTTGACAAAATCTGTTCCAACCCAAAATAAAAAAATAAATTTTGAAGTTACTTTTGATGGCACGAACCCCTCAACTGCTCGTAAAGATGTGAAAGCTAGTATAGCCCTGCAATTAACCAGCTTTTCCAATTTGAGCAGCCAAATATCTTCATACGAAGAAGGCGGAAAAATCCTTCCCGTTTTGTTATATGAATTAATAACAGTACCATATGGAATAGCGCCCGGAGGGGGCAATGTCCCAGGTTCAACCACAAGAAACCAATATAGCCCGGACTACAACCGGTTGCGGGTTAAAATCAAGTGCAAAAGAAACACTAGTACTCGTTCCGACTTGATAATAGATTTGGCCGTAGTAGACCACACTGTTAGCAGAAAGGAAAACGGACAAACCGAACTAAAGATCAATTACCGCGGCTATTTTGAATCATTGTTATCCATGCCGTTTGCTGATGCTCTGGCTGATGATGCTACTATTGATAAAAGATTAGAAAGAGATCGAAAGCTCAAAGAGGCTGTCAAGGCCGGATGCTCGGAAGATCTTTTGCAAGAAATAATAAGACTTAACCGAGCCAGTGACGGCTTTAGGGCACGAACTTCGGCGAGCAATTCGTTAATACAAAGATTATTCAGCAATAATAGACTGGTGGAATACAGCGTTTCTTCTAGTAAATTTAGTTTATTTACTGCTGCAGGGTTTGTTAGGAAAAAAACTGGTATCTCTTTTTATACTAAGGTAACCAACGATTACAAAACAAGATATAACCATGCCATCGCCGGGGGATTCAAAGATGAGATCATCGGTGACATACAGGATCTGCTTGCAACTAGCGAGGAAATCAAAGACAAAACGCTCTCTGATGCAAAAAAATCAATAGGTAAAGACGATTTTGAATCTTACTTTTTCCTCCTTGGGGATTTATTCGATATTGGTCTTGACTGCATTTTCAAACCAGGGAAATGGTCGTCGCGAAAACATATGGGCCAAGCTAGATTAAAATTTCTCGCTGCACCGGTAACAGTAAAAAACCCTGACAATCCGCGCGAAGAAATATCTTTTAACCCGATGGCCCTTCCAATTGATTTGTTTTTTTTCGAGCGGTGGGTGTCTGATAACATAGTAGATAAGGGCGTGTCTTACTATCCTGCCATGACCATGATAAGAGAACTTATAGAAAGGCTAGTTAATAATTTAATGTATGAAGCATGCTTTGCAAATGCCCTACAGGACGAAAGACCCCCAATGATAAGAAGCACTTTTATTAGTTCAACGAATAAAAATTTATATAACTACTGGCGGGGGAATAACACTTATCGAAAAACTAATACCGATCCTGTAGTTGATTTAGATGCTTTCATGGGAAAGTATCCAGATCAAAAAATATTTGAACAAGATTCAGACAAGCGGATTGTGCATAATTGGTGTATTATATACATGCAATCTTTCAACGATGTTCTACCATACAATGAAAGATCATATAGAAGATCTCCATATGTTCCTACTCTTAAATTTGGGATAAATACAACCGATAGTTTTGTTAATAAAATTGAATTCTCCAAAACCAATAGCCCGGGATTAAAAGAAGCTAGGTATTTCAACGAAAGGGGAGACCTCTCCATATTGTCTAACGTGTATGATTTAAAAATAACCTTAAAAGCCGCTGGTGCTACAACTTCAATATATCCGGGTCACATATTGAATGTTATTTTAACTGATTTTCCGGTCGGGGAAAGAGACCCGCACGAATCAAATACTTTAGCCAACAACTTGGGCTTCGGTGGATACTATATCGTTAAAAAAGTGAGTTATAATCTTCCGACACAATCTAGTAATTATACTGTAACCTATGATACTAAATGGGTCGGAACCGACGCATCAATAAAATTCAGAAAAGATAAGGTTACCGATATTTTAATAGATAAGAAAGTATGTATCGATTTTTACGACGAGGTCGCCGCGCGGGTACGCGATATAAACTGGGGTGATGGTGAATTAGACGCTTTAAATATTTTAACATCCAGAACAAGCGAAGACATCGCAGCAGAGGCAGCTGCAGCAGTGGTAGCAGCAGAAGAAGCCGAAGCAGAACGAGAGGCTGCCCGAGAGGCAGCAGACGCTGCGGCGGGAGTAGATAGTTCTGCTCTTTTGGAGGAAACAGAGGCGGAAGCAGAAAGACGATCAGAACTTGCGGAGGCTGATGGGGTCAAAGTTCATGATGGTGATCTTATAATAGATGACATGGATGCTATGTGGTACTATGCCAGGAAGCAAGATTACGGGGACCTCAGCACTACATATCAAAAATTGCAAGGAATATCAAATTTATTCAAAGAATGGTTGATAGACACATTTCCAAGCTGGGCTCCTGGAGTCTCTATTTTTGATGGCTATAAAGAGTTTGTGTTAGATCATGCAATGCTTGGAGAATGGCATATAACAGCACGAACATCGCTGATCAGCCCAACAGACCCAGACAAAGTTGGAGTTTATATGATTTGGATGAAAGATAAAAGTTCTGGTTTTTCGTCACCCAATGACATTAACGCTTATATACAAGAATATTCTTTTAGCGCCAATGCGTTTTTGCATACCCCAGAGCCTAAATAAACAAGCAGGAGATAATGCACAACTATGTCTAGATATTTTCCAGGAAAAAATGATATAAATACCAGCGCTGCATGGTATTTTAAGGCGTCATGGTCTCTCAAGGCACACCCAGAATTCAATGGAGCCGGAGAGAAGATGATAAAAGATACTCATTATGTTGAACGACTACACTATGGAGTCATTGACCAAGAGAACAACTCAGTCATTCCAAACGAAAAATTCCTTGTTTATTCACAAGACGGGAGAGTGTTTGATTTCGTTGCGGATGCTATGAGTGTGATGAGATTGAATTTCACAGCGGCGGTCCAGAAAGGCTTAATAAATACAGAAGGAGCAGCATTTGCAAGTCTAAAAATTTTACAATCATACGAGAATCCAAAGATGAAATACGATAAATACATAGGGAACATTTTATCTGCTTATAATAAAAATTATATTCCTAATGTTATTGGTACTAATAATATAACATCTTACGATACCTATGTCAATGGTTTTTTTAATTTTATATTTAAACTTGGAAAGGGGCAACCAATAACTATGTCTCGCTGGAATACATCTTACAATTCTAGCATTCTTGATACAGGTCTTGCTTTTAGATATGCTGATATTCCTTACGATGAAGACCAAAGAAAGATTAATGAAATCATAGACCATCCTTGCTATGGATATTTTAAGAATATGTGTATGAATATGGGATTCTCAATATTAAAAAATAATCCAAATATATTATTGTTTGATATTCTATCTCCTGCAACAGAACCATATAGAACTAATAAAGGATTATTTAATTTAGAAACATTCTTTAATAATAGATTTATAAAAACATATACTATAGACATGTATTATATAATAAATAATATTAATATACATTATAATAAATACGTCATGATGAATCCTCGAATAGAACATATAGATGTTAGGTGTGGTAAAACAGTTATATCTTATACAGAGTTAGAAACAGTTAGTTATAATTACAGAAAGTACAGTGACCTTTGGGAAGTAGAAAAATATATTCAATTAAGAAATTCAGAAGAAGACCTCCCATTCTCCGAACAAAAGATAAAACAAGTTTATAAAAAAGCAAAATTCTTATTGAAAAAACTTGACAAGATGTCTGCTATGAGTTACATTAATAATATGTTTCGAGACCAAGTTTGGAATAAAAATCACGGTTACCATGATTTGCTCAAGAAACTTAAAGGAAAAACCACATCGGCCCAAGGAGCTGTTCCAAGAGGAGAGGGAGCACCAACAGGAGGCGGAAATGGCGGATCTAGATACTAGGAGGACAAATGGTATTTCAAATAATGGACGACAAAAGAGATTGTCTAGGGGTTTATGCTAATGGAGGGTTCATATACGATAGAATCCCACAAAACATTTCCGGAACTTGGGGATATTCAGAATATTTAGAAGATCATCATATTAATTATGGTGTCTTATGGACACAAGGAGCATCATTGTCGGATATATGCCCAGAACATTTGGTGGCTCGATGGAATACCGCCGAGAAGAAGGTAAAAGCACACTTCAAATCATTTTTTACAACAAGCATAAATATTCAGGATGTTTGCTTTTATGATCTTGTGCCCAATAAGCATCTTGTGCACTATTTTCAAACCAAAAATGAAATTTGCGAATGGATTTTTTCCAACCTCGAAAGACCAGCGCACTATGGACTGCTTCACGATAGTTATATAACAATTCAAAATATTTCTAAACGCCCACTACATATTAATTTGCATAGACTATTTAATCATTCTAAACGAGACAATAAAGCAAAAAATTTATGGAAATGGGTACAAAATAATCCCCACTCTAGTGTGAATTATGACCTGTTTGGTAGTAAAACCGGCAGGATTACCACTAGAGTGGGAAGCTTTCCGATAATGAATCTTAAGACAGAACTGAAAGATATTCTGGAGCCCAAGTGGGACTGTTTCCTAGAGTTTGACTTCAACGCATCAGAGATAAGAACAATGATTTCCCTAATGGGACAAGAACAACCACAGGAGGATATTCATGAGTGGAACATCAAAAACATATTTAAAGAAGACATCAGCAGATCACAAGCAAAGCAAAAATTCTTTGCGTGGCTATATAACTCGGAAAACAAAACTATCGATTCTGAATTCTATAGCAAAGAAACTCTCGTCGACAAACATTATAACGAAGGGGAAATACAAACCCCGTTTGGTAGAAGGACAGTATGCGATCGATTTCACGCGCTCAATTACCTTTTGCAATCCGCTTCCTCAGATAACTGTTTGGACCGGGTCAATAAAATCGAAAAATTCTTAAGAGGAAGAAAAAGTTATGTCGCCTTTACTATACACGATTGCGTTATTATTGACCTTCATCGGAATGATCGTCACCTTATTCCGCAGTTAAAACAAATATTTGAAGATACAAAATTGGGGCAGTTCATGTCCTCATGTCACATTGGCCGGAATTATGGAGACATGAAGAGTTTCACATGGACTTAAAAAAAGGCGATATTGTAGTTACACTTCCTAAAGTTGAAAGAATAAAGGCAGTTATAGGCCGAATCGGCGGTGGAATGATTGGCGTTGTCGTCGAAACAAACCCTCGGTTTAACAATGTGAGAGTCTATGGTGTCTTAATCGACGGCGAAGTATATTATTTATTTGAAGATGAAATAGAATTATTGGAGGATTCATGTTAATTGTCGGACTTGGCCA